TTCCAGATAGATTCTTTTATGGTCTGCGATTAGCAGAACAAACAACAGACATTGAAACTGTTGAATGGTATGTAAACAGACTACTATTAACAGAAATGTTAACTAAATATGAGATAACAGTTTGAAAGTACTGTTCTTGGATCATTACGGTGTGCTCTGTTTGAGCAAACAACCTGTTACAAGAACAGAGTTCAGTATGCCCACATCAGATGAATTTACTGATACCGGCATAACCTTTTTTAGCAACTTTGATCCTGATGCAGTTAATGTATTGAATGATATTATAGCGTTAACAGATGCTGAAATAGTGATCTCTAGTGATTGGAAACGAGAAACTACATTAAGTGGAATGTGTGAGTTTTATCAAAAACAGTGCATTAAAAAAATGCCTATTGATTATACCACATGGTTGCCCGGATCATACACATATCATGAACAACGAGCTACTGAAATAAATACTTGGCTAGATCATCATCCTGAAACTACTCACTGGGTCGCAGTAGATGATTTATATATGGGAACTTGGTTAACAAATTTTGCTTGGGCAAAAAATGTACATTTAGGACTAAATGACATATCTGTACAGAAACAACTGTTAACATATCTTTTGAATAACTCTAACAACGATATATTATAAGATATTTTTCATAAAAAAAGATAAATAAGTGTAGAGGAAATGCAAACCTCATCACATAAGGAGATTTAAAAATGGCACAATTCCCAAGAGTTAATGGTGACTTACTACCAGTATTAAACTATGATTCGGGTTCATATGTAAACAGTGGACCAAATGCAGTTCAAAGCGGTGCTACAGTTCAACCACAGGGTCCAGCTTTAGCGTTCTTTACTGTAACGGCTGCAGGTACCGGTCAGTTAACAGGTACACAAGTAACATCAGCTATTCGTTCAATTGAACAATTAGCTACAGTTCATATCTATGAATTTATTGACGACAACGAAGGTGGTGCAACTTTAGGCATTGCTGTTTACCCAATTGACGCATGGACTACTGCAACAATGCAAACCGCTATTAGAGCTGGTTTGACCGCACTTGGTCAACCAAACTCTGTTGTTGTTTCTGGCGGAGCTTTCTTCTCAGAAATAACATATCCACCAACAGGTCCAATCGCTCCAGCCGCTCCAACAGTTGGAACAGCAACTGCTACAGCAGCCACAACAGCTACCCTACAGTTCACACCACAGTATGACGGTGGATCAGTTATTACTAGCTATGACGTTGTTTCAGTACCAGCCGGTGGAACAGGCACAGGTCTAACATCACCAATCGCTGTTACTGGATTGACAACTGCTACTAGTTATGTATTAGTCATTCGTGCTACTAACGCTGTTGGAACATCTGTTCCTTCAGATCCAAGTAACTCAATTACAACACCTTAATAGGTTTAGTAATTTTAGTACAAAACAGGAGATTAATCTCCTGTTTTTTATTATCCGATGATAAATACTGTTATACATTTATATCTAAAGGAGATTTCAAAATGGCACAATTTCAACGAGCAAACGGTGATAACTTACCGGTATTAAACTACGATAGTGGTTCGTATGTTAACAGTGGAGCAAATGCGGTTCAAAGTAATGTACCAATTCAACCACAGGGTCCTTATCTAGCATTTTTTACTGTAACAGGAACAGGTGCTCTTTCAGGTACACAAGTTAAAGCAATTATTACAACAGCAGAACAATTGGCTACTGTTATGGTATATGAATACTATAATGCAACAAACGATTCAGTTGCTTTAGCACTATATCCTATTGACGCTTGGACTACAACTAATTTACAAGCCAATATTGTTGACGCATTAACAGGTGCCGGTATTCCTAATACTGTTACTGTTACAAATCAGGCAATATTTGTTGGTGATGAGTATGAACCAGATGCACCTTCAGTACCAAGTGCACCAACTATTGGAACAGCAACAGCACTAAGCACAACAACAGCTAGCGTAACATTCACTCCAGAATATGATGGTGGATCAGCAATCACTTCTTATACAGTAACAAGTTCACCAGGAGGAATCACAGCCACTGGTACAGCATCACCAATTACAGTAACTGGATTGACAACAGGTACAGCCTACACATTCACTGTTACGGCTACTAACAGTGTAGGAACAGGAGCAGCAAGTGCCGCTAGTAACTCTGTCACAACATGGTCAGTTCCAGGCGCTCCAACAGTTGGAACCGCTACAGCTACTGGCGCAACAACAGCCACATTGGCATTTACTGCCCCAGCAATTGTTGGTGGAACACCAATTACGTCTTATATTGTTACATCAACACCTCCAGGTGGAGTTGCCGCAGCCGGTACAACATCACCATTGTCAATCACTGGTTTGACAACAGCCACCGCGTATACATTTGTAGTTAAAGCTGTCAACGCGATTGGAGCAGGAGCAAATTCTGCAGCAAGTAACTCAATTACAACATCTTAATTGGTTTAGTAATAGTAAATAAAAATGGGAACTTAGGTTCCCATTTTTTATTACAGTTTTAACATATAGATAAGTAATATCTGTATGAACATTTTTCAAAGCACCTATGAACATAGATTACGTGATTGGAGACAATTACGAGAAACAACTAAAACTCTTACATTACAACAACAATGTATAGAAGTTGATCGTTGGTGGCAACAAACTCCCTTTATCAGTCATCATTTACATTGGCATGATCAATCAAATTGGCCTGATCCATGGACTATATTATCCGAAAACATCTATTGTACCTTGACACGAGCAGTTGGTATGTGTTATACTCTGTTGATGAATGAGGTTAACAATGTTGAATTAGTATTAGTCAGAGATGAACAAGCAGAAGAACACTACTTAGTCCTAGTGGATAAACCAAAATATACACTTAATTATTGGCCCAACTCAGTCATAAGTAGTAATCTAAGTAATTTTCAAGTCATCAGTTCCAAATCATTGGAATCCATTAAAGCAAAAATAAAGTAATAAATCCTATGAGCCAAATTCATGTTATTAAACGCAATGGACAACGTGTCCCCTTAGATATCTCAAAAATTCAAAGACAAGTAAAACACGGATGTAGAGAAATTGATAATGTTAGTCCCAGTATGATTGAATTAAAAGCACAAATTCAATTTGCTGATGATATGACCACAGAAGTAATTGACAAATTGTTATTACAAGCTATGGTGGAATTAATTGATGAAAGTGAAAATCCAGAAATTAATAATGTTAACTATCAATATGTGGCTGGTCGTCAACGTGTATCAATGTTACGTAAAGAAGTTTATGGTACATATACACCACCAAAACTATATGAAATAGTTAAAAAGAATGTTGAATTAGGTATGTATACCAGTGAACTATTAGACTGGTATACAGAAGATGAATGGAATATCATTGAATTATTCATTGATCATGGTAAAGATGAATCATATGGATTTGCTGCTATTGCTCAATTATGTGAGAAATATCTAGTACAAAATCGTAGTACGGGACAAATTTATGAAACCCCACAAGTTAGATATGCCATAGCAGCTGCCACAGCGTTTCACAATGAAGATAAAAAAACAAGGTTAAAATATGTTAAAGACTATTATGAGTGCGCTAGTGACGGTCATTTTACTCTCGCTACTCCTGTCTTGGCCGGACTCGGAACAACTACTAAGCAGTTTTCGAGTTGTGTCCTTATCAGTGCTGATGATACTCTGGATAGTATATTTGCCGCGGGAGAAATGATGGCCAAGTATGCCAGTAAACGTGCTGGTATTGGTTTAGAAATTGGTCGTATTAGACCAGTTGGTGCTCCAATCAGAAATGGAGAAATTAAACATACTGGTCTAATACCATTCTTAAAGAAATGGTTTGGTGATTTACGTAGTTGTAGTCAGGGTGGTATCAGAAATGCAAGTTGTACTGTCACACTACCTATATGGCATTATCAATTTGAAGATTTTATTGTGTTAAAGAATAATCAAGGGACCGAGGAGACAAGAGTTCGTCAAATGGATTATTCAGTTGTAATCAGTAAACTATTCTGGCGTAGATATAAAAATGATGAACAAATCACGCTATTTGATCCACATGATGTACCTGATCTATATGAGGCTTACTATCGTGATACAGCATTGTTTGAACAATTATATCTTAAATATGAAAAACAATCTGGTCTTAAAAAGAAAGTGGTCAGTGCCGAAGAAATCTTTAAGAACGGTATATTAAAAGAACGCACTGATACTGGGCGTATTTACATTGTTAATATTGATAATGTAATTAATCAGGGACCATTTGATTGTAGTATAGAACCAATTTATCAAAGTAATCTTTGTCAAGAAATTCTATTACCTACTAAACCATTTCAACGTTTAGAAGATGATCAAGGACGTATTGCTTTATGTACATTAGGTAGTATCAATCTTGGTGTGTTTAAAAATCCACAAGATATGAAAAAGGCTTGTCGTGTATTGGTTCGTAGTTTGAGTAATCTACTTGGTTATCAAGATTTCTTGTCAGTACAAAGTAAATTGGCAAATCAAGAATTTGAACCGCTTGGTGTTGGTGTTACTAACTTGGCATATTTCTTGGCTAAACGTAATCTCAAATACGGTGAAGAAGAAACGTTGGCATTAGTCAAACGATATATGGAACATTTAGCCTATTATCTAACAGAAGCCAGTATAGAATTGGCCGAAGAACGCGGTAGTTGTACATTGAGTAGTCATACATGGTACGGCAAAGGTGTATTCCCATGGGAACGTAGAGCCGTGGGTGTAAATGAACTTACTGATTTTACTCCTACATTAGATTGGGAATCATTACGTGCTAGATTATTAGTATCTGGTATTCGTAATGCCACACTTATGGCAGTGGCACCAGTTGAATCAAGTAGTGTAGTATTAAACAGTACCAATGGTATTGAAATGCCAATGGAACTAATTAGTATTAAAGAAAGTAAGGCTGGAAGTTTTGTACAAGTTGTTCCTGAATATAGACGATTAAAGAATCGTTATCAGTTAATGTGGGATCAAACTGATTGTATAGAATATCTAAAGACAGCCTCAGTAATTGCAGCTTATGTAGATCAAAGTATCAGTACTAATACATTTTATAATCCCGCACATTATGAGGGTGGTAAAGTTCCAGGAACTACAGTTGCCAAGAATCTTATGTTAGGTATTCATTGGGGTCTTAAGAGTTATTATTACAGTTTGATTAACAAAGTTGGATCTAAAGTTGGATTGGCTGAAGTTCCAGAGAGCAATGTTATATCATTTACTCCACCAGTGGAGTTGTTAGAAGAAGATTGCGAGGCATGTAAACTATAATGTTAGAAACAATATGCGATATAATGGTAGACGCTTATAAGCGTAATTGGATTACCAGTCGTGATGGCAACGTTAGTATACGTCATCATGATCGTGATCATTTTTACATTACGCCCAGTGGTGTACGTAAGCAAACATTACAACCTGATCAGTTTAAGAAAATTGGTATAACAAATCGTCCAGATGAAGATACCAATTGGGTAGTATTACCCTATACTGATATCAGTGATAAACTTATTCCAAGTGGAGAAATTCCTCTACACTTTGGTTTACAGAAACGAATGGGTCAACACAAGGATGAAGTTAGAGTTGTAGTACATGTACATCCTACTTACTGTATTGCTGCCATGCACGCTGGCATTGATCTTAGCACTATCAGCGATTCTTTTCCAGAACTCAATCGTTATACCAAAGTTGCATCTAATGTTGGTGATGTACCGCCAATTAGTCAAGAACTTGCTGATCAAACTTTAGAAAAATTACAGATAGATCGTGATGGTAACTTACCATATGATATAGTAGGAATTAAAGGACATGGAGTAGTTGCTATTGATACAAGTCCATGGAGAGCCTATGAACATATTGAGAGATTGGAACATATAGCCCGTATCGTTCTTGCTAGCGGGAATTACTAATTTTTACATTTATGTCGTCGAGCAAACTCTCTGGGAACAACAGGAAGAGCTAACTCATACGTTAGAAAAACAACAAGACCATATAATAAAAAAGGATAAAATATTAATGAGTAAAGAACAATATAACTTAAGTAAACAAACCAACTATTTGAAACGATCAATGTTTTTGGATCCTGCCGGTCCAGTTACGGTACAACGTTTTGAAGAAGTTAAATATCAGAAACTTCAGAAGTATGAAGAAACTGCCCGTGGATTCTTTTGGGTACCAGAAGAAATCTCATTAACTAAAGATAAAATGGATCACAAAGATTCCAATGATGCTATTAAACATATCTTTACTAGTAATTTATTACGTCAAACCGCACTAGATAGTATTCAAGGGCGTGCACCAAGTCAAGTATTCAGTCCAGTTATTAGTATACCAGAATTAGAAGCATTGGTTAGTAATTGGTCATTTTTTGAAACTAATATTCACAGTAAAAGTTATAGTCATATTATTCGTAATGTATATGGTGTTCCAAAAGATGAATTCAATAAGATTCATGATACCAAAGAAATTGTAGATATGGCAGCCAGTGTTGGTCGTTACTATGATAAACTACATCAATTAAACTGTCTTAAAGAAACTGGTACAGTAGTAGATGAAAAAGAACATATCAAGGCAATTTGGTTAGCATTACATGCCAGTTATGCATTGGAAGCATTTAGATTCATGGTAAGTTTTGCCACTGCTCTTGCCATGGTAGAAAATAAGATTTATATTGGTAATGGTAATATTATCAGTTTGATCTTACAAGATGAAATTCTACATAGTGAATGGACCGCTTGGATCATCAATCAAGTTGTTAAAGAAGATCCTAGATTTGCTGATATAGTAGAAGAATGTCGTGATGAAGTTTATGCTTTATATGAAGAAGTAATTGTAGAAGAAAAAACTTGGGCCGATTATCTATTCATCAAAGGTGTTGTAATTGGATTGAACGCTGAGATTCTGAAAGATTTTGTTGACTTTACTGCTTACAATAAACTTAAAGATATTGGTATTAAATATCAAAATAGTTATCCAAAAAGTAGTCCTATACCATGGTTCTCTAAACATGTTAATATTGGTAAGAAACAAGTTGCATTACAAGAAACTGAAAGTACTAACTATGTAATTGGTGTTTTGTCCGAAAATGTTGACAAGAACGAGTTACCTAGTATATAATACACATTGAGGAAATAATCATGAGCAAAACAGCACAATCTAATTATACACCAAAGAAAATCTCTGCGGGAGCAGTATTGAAACGAATTAAAGAAGGTACACACATTCCAGCTCACGAAAAGGATGTTTATGGTAACCAAATTTCCATGGCTAAGAACCCTCGTTATTCTAACGACCCAATGAGCAAGGGCGAAGACGTTCATCCAGAAGTTAAGTCTATCTCAAACTTGATTGAGAAGTTTGAGAAAATCAATGCCAAGAACAACTGTATGCGTGTCAGATTTTACGACTGGTTCGCAAACTATCTAGAGAGCTCGGCTCAAAAGATGCGTGATCGTGCTTTCAAGATCACAAGTCCATGTGCCATTAGTCTTCCTCCACAAAAGGAAAAGAAAGCAAAGACTCTTGCCGAGTCACTTAATACTGACAAATTAAAAGAAGGATCAATTGGCATGAAATTGCCGGATGAAGAAGTCAAGAAGATGGTTCCTGATTTAACACCCGATGTTGACAATATCATCGCTGTAAAAAATGCTACTGAAATAGCAAACTCAATGATTAAAGCGGAGAAAAAATGATTACAGTTTACACAAAAGACAATTGCCCATTCTGTGATATGGCAAAATCATTACTAGAAAGTCGTGGAGTTGAATTCACAACAGTTAATGTTAGTGAGAAATCAGAGGCACGTGACTTTTTAGTAGAGAATGGTTACAGATCAGTACCACAGATTTTTAAGGGTACTACACACATTCCAGGCGGTTATCAAGGTATTGCAGGAATGTCAGAAGAAGAGTTTAACACTAATATTAAAGGACAATAATGTTAATAGATAAAGGCGTATCAGCAGGTGAAGTAATTACATTGAAGTTAACCAGTGGTGAAGAAATTGTTGCTAGATTGTCAGAAGAAACACCGACATATTACAAACTTTCACATCCACAAGTGATTGGCATGGGTCCTAAGGGTCCAGGTTTGATGCCATACTTGTTTACAGTTAGTCCAGAAAAAGATATTAAATTGTTGAAAACTACGGTAACAGTAGCAGAAGCCACTGATAAACAATTTGCTGATCAATATATTCAGTCAACAACCAGTATTTCGCTAGTATAAATACTAGAGAGGATGATAATATGCCAGCATTAAGTAGAAAGGGTGATAAGAATAGTGTAGGTGGACAGTTGATGAGAGGATCATCTA